TAAATAACAACCAATGAGCAAGACTAAAAACAAACCGGGGATACATCTTCATAAAACGAGCAGGCGCGTAAGCGAATTAGGTATAAATCAATGGGAATACTACTGGAATATAATCGCCTCCAACGGTCGGATCATCGCCCGCAGTTCTCAGACCTATAGCCGGAAGGCGGGAGCGGTGAAGAGTATAAAAGTAGTTGCCAGCCTGTTCTACTTCCAGTTTCAGGACAATGGGAAACCGGCTTACTACGACCACAGCAAAAAAGATTCACCGTTAAAATCGTATTTATGAGAATACTTAAACTCATCACCTGCCTCATCGCCGGGCACAAATGGACAAGTAAGGCAATGAAGAATATACAACCGACCGAAACCGAATTGAGGTCGTATAATGGTTTCAAATCATATGCAAAGATGTATTGTGATAGATGCGGTAAGGAGTCTAAATTAAATAATAGGTTATAAAACAACAATCAACCACCACCAATGACACTACCGCAAACAACGATTGATGTAGTTAAGCAATATGCCTTTTATAACTACTGTTCCGCAGCTAAAAATCCAGATGCTTCCTTTGAGGATGTAGAAACATGGTCATCGGATGCGCAGTTAGTTTATTACGCAATACTTGGGTTTGTAAGTGGTAAACAATTACACTGGCCGGGGGAAGTACCTGAGTTAATAAAGAAGATTGCCGGCGCTACCGAATGGGCGGGTAAGGCCGAAGAACACCTGATACCGGCATTGGAGTGGATTAAAACCTATGGGCCGTGCGATGAACGTACTGTGAAGTTTATTGATAACGCTCTCGCCAAATACAGGGAGGTAAGTAATGGATAACATCTTTGGTTTCCTTGTAGGTATCGGGGTAATGATCTTTTTGATATCCGTTGGAAATGGTATTAATAATTGGCTATCAAATAAACATAAAATAAAATCCGATGGATAACACACAATTACCGGCTGAGGTGGTGGAAGAAATAAAAGCAGAAGCAAAAAGCTATGCGCAAAATTTCACATTCCCTCATTTCTGGGACGAGGACAATGAAGAGTTTGCCTTACCCGTTGTTGAGCAGGTTTATGAAGAAATTGCCACCGAATACGCCACAAAGCTGCTACAGTTGGAGCAGGAGATCGAAAGTCTTACGCGACAACTAAAAGATCATGCGGCAGTTTCTAATGAAAACATGAAGTTGTTGAGACAGGAGAATCAGAAAGCACGCGCCCTACTTGAAAAATTCATAGAAAAGTTTGACCGATTATATGAGTGGAAGAACGGATTATATAACGAAATAAAAACATTTCTGGATGGAACAAAATAAACTACCGGCAGACCTTCAGCAAAAAGTAGATGATTGTGTGCAATACTGCGCTGAAAAGCAAAACCACTTATCGCCTCACATTGCCATTCGGCCAGCATTAGAAGCATGGGCTGAAAAGTACGCCGCCCTCCAAGCCAAATGCGATAGGTATGAGGCAGCGTTGAAGGATATTTCAGCACAAACTAAATACAGCCCTGGCAGTTCATGGGAAGATATAGCGCAGATGATGAAGCAAAAGGCCCTCGATGTAATAGCAAATGAAGCCATCTCCGCAAGGGAAGGGGAGAAGGCTATGAAATCAGAACATAATGTCTCAATTGGTGGATGGATTACGTATTGTCAAGAGTGCGGTTTTCCAATTGACCCTATTGATGAATGTAATTGCGAGAATTTACCATGACGGCAGCAATCATATCTTCGTTCATAACCGGTGTTATCTGTTTTATAGCGGGCTATGAATGGTGTAAAAAATCAAACCAAAAGGAGGATCAACAATGAGCAAACTATTGACCATATTCTGGATATTGTGCTGGGCGTTCTTTGCAGGCGATTGTTTTTATATATCAAACACAATTGGGTGGAATGTTGTAATGACAATGAAAGTGAAATTGCCGTTAGTGCTGTCGTTTTTCTTGCCCATACTGGTATGGTGCGTGATGAATTTTATTAGATTACATAAAGAAGTATTTAAACGCTAACCATAACCCATGAAACCCCTCATCCTCCTATTCACCTGCATGGGCCTGATAGTGTTTATTGCGCCTGTAATACTGTGGGAGGTCGCGGGGGATGTAACTAAAATGATGAATGATGAGAGTTAAGTTAGACTACCACGGCAATAGCGACTATATAAGAATGACAGTAAAATTCAGGTGGTTTAGAACATGGGGGAGTATTTACGGCAAGCGTAAATGGCTTGTATGGTTTCATATAGACTGCATTTTTATGTCACGATATTTTGGATTATCAATATTTAATTAACCCACTCAAACAATAAATAATGGAAAACAAATCCCCCATCGGCGGCTACGCGCCAGGTAATTACTACTGCACCTGCGCAACTTGCGACAAAAAATTTCAGGGTGATAAACGAGCGGTGCAATGTGAGGCTTGTGCCATTTATGATAAAGAAAGGTTTGATGCGATGACACCAGAGGAACAAAAGGAATTAGTGAGAAGAAATTCCATGATCGCCCATTTAATGTTTGTATATGCAGGTGCAGGTGATCAAATAGTCGCAAATCAACTCTCTGGCATGGCGATCGAAGAAGCAATATTCCAGGCTGGATATTCATCTGGTTATGAAAATGGCTATGAACGGGGAAAGAGGGAGGTAGCCCCGACCGGCGCAGTATGGGTGAAGGGGGCTAATAGATTCCCGGTAAAAAAGCATGTGATAGCTAAGATGTTTATAGGTTACCTAAATCGGGAAGTAGTAGGTACTGCATCATCTGCAACCGGTGAGATGATATGTTTTGACTGGGGCATGTCATCCGTGTGTCTTGCTATTGGCCATGAGGAATTGAATAACCTGGTTTGGCTCGACGAAAACGCCGGAGAAAAGGATGAGTGGATCCGGGTGGAGGATAGGTTGCCTACCGAATCAGGCCGGTATTGGTGCTATGTGGAAGAGATCACGGATTTAGGTCGTGGATATTTCCAATGGAACTGCGCTTACAGTCAAAATGGAAAAATATTTACTGACCGGTCATTATGCAATGGTGAGCGCATAACCCACTGGCGACCACTACCCGAACCGCCGAAACGATCGCCAGAACTGTGATGACGAGATGGGGGCGCGTAAAATTAATCAATCCAACTGTATGAAGAAACCGAAACCGAAACAACTAGGGGAATTAGGGATATCCGAATACTTCAGGAAGAAGGGTGGTAAAACAACCTACCGGACCATAACACATATGTCTACCAAACACTGGACGACTCTAACCAAGCGCCACTGTCTCAACATGAAAACACTGAAGGCAGAGTATATTTTTTGTAAGGATATGGTGATAGTAATATCAGAAGATTCAAAAGATACTGAAAATTAGTAACTTTGGAACAGATTTAAACAGTTCAAAAATCAAATGGCTACAGGTAGACCGGGCCCAGGGAGGCCCAAAAAGGCAGACGAGGAAAGAGTTAGGGACTTGTCCTTAAAGGCGATTATTACACATTATGGTTCTGAAGAAGCTGGTTTTAAATCACTACTTGAATCAAAAGAGCCATCACTTGTTAAGTTTGTATTCGAGCATGCGTATGGCAAACCGAGGGATAAAGTAGATCTTGATCTTGATGGTAAACTGATGGGAGGGCCTGCTGTTATTCTACAGATGCCTGCTGGCACAAGTATCAGCCTACCAGACAATACAGAAGAACCTGACACCCTAGATGATGAAGGAAGTCCAACTGTTCAAGAATGAGAAAAGCCCGCTATATTGGGCTAACCTTACCGCTACTGATAAGATAATAGTCAACCAGGGTGGCACATCCAGCGGCAAGACAGAAGCTATTATGCGCGTCCTGTTTACGATTGCTATTATTCGCCGGGGCTATGTAATAACCGTTACAACGAACACGGTACCTAAGCTAAAGGAAGATGCACTCCGCATCGCTAAAAACATAGCAAAGATTCCTGAGATTAAAATATTTATCAAAGATTATAACAGCACAGACCGCACTTACACATTTACCAATGACAGCATAATTGAGTTTAAGAGCTTTGAAGATGAGGAAGAAGCAAAGGGGGGCAAACGGCATATACTTTACATTAACGAGGCCACCCGTATTCCTTATGCTATCTTCTACCAGGCCGACTTGCGTACTAAGGTGAGAACCTTCATGGATTATAATCCCACATCAACGTTTTGGGTACATGATAAGGTGATCAATTGTCCGACCGGCCCCAAGGGGAAGGAGTTCGATAGCGTTAAGGTTATTCGCAGCTGGCATGAGCATAACCCGTACTTAACACAGGCCGAGCACGACCGTATAGAGCGCATCGGGGATAAGGATTTGTTCAAGGTGTATGCCAGGGGATTGACGGGGAAACTAAGGGGCACGATTTATTCATGGGATGAAGTAGAGGCATTCCATTGGACCGATGGCGTAATCTGGTATGTTGACTGGGGGTTTAGTGAGAAAGAGACGGCAGACCCAACAGCGTCCGGCCGTATAGCGTACAAACCACCTGACAGCGAATATGACTATGTGATCGATGAGTTATGCTATGCCAGAGGTCTGGCGCCAGAAGTGCTGGCAGATATGATATGGGAAGCTGGTTATAAGACCGGACAGCCATGTTACTGTGATCATTCGCCTGAAGGCATAAGAACGCTTAGGTTAAAAGGTGTCGCAGCGTTTCCGTTTACAAAAGGCCCTGGAAGCATTATTGCTGGGGTATTGTTTATGAGGAATAAGAAGATTGCATATACCTCACGTAGCGAGAATATACGAACAGAGGTAAGGAAATATAAATTCCTTGAGATAGAAGGAATTGTAACAAATACACCTATTGATGAATTCAATCACCACATGGACGGATCCCGTGGGGCCTGCCATACTCACTCCCTTGTAACAGGTCAATGATTTTCATATTAATTTGAAAGTTCAGAAATAATTGTAACTTCACTATTCCGACATACACAGTGGGGTAGTGAGTATGTTGGCATTCGTCAACTAAAGAGCGTCGTTCTGGCTACCCCTGGAATGGCGCTTTTGCTTTATATGCAAAAAATCATTTCACTCTTTCAACGTAATTATGACGGCGACCGGCTGGTCCGCGACGAAGTAACACCCGGCGCTGAATGGGTTGTAAACGGCGAAGGCGTCGCAACGCGCAAATGGGATGGTACGTGCTGCATGATCAAAGACGGTGTGCTGTACAAGCGCTACGATGCGAAGAAAGGGAAAACGCCACCTGAAGGATTTATACCTGCGCAAGAACCGGACCCGGTTACCGGTCATTGGCCGGGCTGGTTGAAGGTGAGCGATACGAGCAAAGAAGATAAATGGCACCGCGAAGGTTATGAGAATAGCATACAAGTTTATGGTAACCCCATACCAGATGGCACCTATGAACTTGTTGGCCCAAAAGTTAATAACAATCGAGACAATTTGCCATTACATCGGTTGATTCAACACGGCGTGGAGATTTTAACCGAAGCGCCGCGGACATATACAGAGTCGAAAGTGTGGTTTGCCGATCAAAATATAGAAGGTATCGTTTGGCATCATCCAGACGGCCGAATGGTAAAAATTAAGAAAAAAGATTTCGGGTACAAATGGTAGATATCGTCATTCCTCTCAACAACCGCTCCACTCAAAAGAACATTGAGCTAAAGTACTGCCTTCGCAGTATTGAAAAGCACCTATCCGGCGTTGGCAACATCTTCATTATAGGCCATTGCCCCGAGTGGGTTAAAGGCGTTATCCATATCCAGTGTGAAGAAGACCCGCGCAACCGATTCAGGGATCGCAATATCATGAACAAGATGATGATTGCATGTAAGGACGAAAGAGTGAGTGACAATTTCCTGATGGTACACGATGATCATTTCCTGTTAGCCGATTATGAGGCGGGCAAGTTCCCTTACTACCACTGCGGGCCACTGGTTCCGAATACGGGACAATACGCGGAGACTAAGAAGAATACAATATTGGCACTATCGGTTAACGATGAGGTAACTGAGGTAATTAATAACTACGATGCCCATTGCCCTATCCTGTTCAATAAGGGAAAGTTCGTCAAGGTGATGCGCGTAGACTGGTCAAAGTGGTACGGGTACTGCCTTAAAACCCTATACTGTGTAATGAATGGGATAGAAGGGGAGTTTATGTTCGACGTTAAGATCAGGATGCCATTGAAAGCAGACAGTATTGTGAGCATGTTACATGGCCGGTCATGGTTCAGTATCGGCGACCGATGTTTCACTGAGGGGGGCATGAAGGAAGTATTGCAAACGTTATACCCAACACCAAGTAAGTATGAGCGATAAAAGACAGTTGCCAAATATTGAAACATCTAAGGATGTTAATATGCCTGTGAGTAATAAGGAAGAACCAGGGTTACCAGTAAAGATACCGCTGTCTGTTATCCGTTGGTTGGCATACAGCGTATACTGCAGCGGTATGCTGTCGTGGTGGTATCCCCAATTGGTTGGCGTATGGGGTTATATAGGCACCAGTTTGCTATTGGGACACTTTGCAAGCCAATTGAATGAATTAATTAAAAAGTAAGTATGACCATCTGTTACAGCTTTGCTTCCAGATCTCGCCCTGACCGGTTCTTCCAAACCCTGGACAACATCATTGCCATGAGCGCCAGTAACGATTATTTCATTGTCGCTAAGCTGGATGATGATGATATGACAATGAATGATCCACTGGTAAAAGAGCGGTTATTGAGTTACCCGATGGTGATCGTGAAGTGGGGTACGAGCAAGAGTAAGATCCATGCGATTAACAGGGACTTGGAAGACATACCTCACTGGGATATTATGGTCTGCGCCAGTGATGATATGAGGTTCAGAACGATAGGCTTTGATGATATCATCCGCAATAACATGCCGGCCAGCCTTGACGCCTTCATTCACTGCCCGGACGATTACGCAAAGGACAGAGTATGCACGGTGAGCATTATGGGTAAACGGTATTATCAGCGTGACGGCTATATCTACCATGGTGACTACTTTTCCATGTGGTGTGATGACGAGGCTACGGAAGTTGCAAAGGCCAGAGGTTGTTATGTGTGGTTGCCTGAAGTAAGTATCGAGCATCTCCACTACACAAACGACCGAAAAGCCGTGAAAGATGAACTATACTGGCGCAATGATACCTATAACAAGGACAAAGCAATCTTTGAACAACGTAAAGCGAGGGGGTTTGACTTATGATTCAGCAAATTGGTAAACTCTACGACCCAAAACTAACCATTCTTATTCCCACATTACCCGGCCGTATATTCTTTTTCGAAAGGCTGGTAAACGAGTTATACAGCCAAATGTCAGCTGATGCCCAATTCAAGATAATCGTTAACGATGATGAAAAGATTGACATCGGCACGAAGCGCAACCGCATGATGGCCGAAGTTGATACTGAATACATGGCCTTCTTCGATGACGACGACATGCCTGGGCTGAACTATATCAAACACCTGATGGAAGGAATAGCGAAAGGTGTTGACTGTTGTTCGCTTACCGGCATCATTACCACCGACGGAAAGAATCCGAAGAAGTTTATTCACTCCATTGAGTATAAAGAAATGTTCGAAAAGGACAACGTGTACTACCGGCCTGTGATGCATATCAACTGCTTGAAAACAGATCTAGCCCGTAAAGTTGCTTTTCCTGAGTGGAGATATAGCGAGGATTCAAAGTGGGCAATGGACATGATGAACCTGGGAGTGTTAAAGACGGAGCATGTTATCGATGAGGTGATATATAACTATTTATTCGTGAGTGATAAACGATATTGATATGCTTAAAAAAACAATCTCTGTCTTTCAAATATTATTCTGCTCGTCATTTATAACTTGGCTTTTTATCCTTGGTGAATTAAGATTAGCATTATTCGCTTTGATTTTCTCATCATGGGTAGTTGGCGATTTATTAAAAAACTGGAACAAATGAACGCAATCTCATACTCCCTTTTCGGCTACAACCAGCAACACGAAAACTGTTACGACTTCAGGGCATACCTGCGAGGACTACACCTTAACATCCGCATAGCAGAACTGCTTTATCCGGAGTGGCGGGTGGTTGTTACATCGGATAGCGAAACCTATTTATCTCCTTATAATGATTACTTTGACTCACTTATAAGTGACGACAAAATAACTCACATACTTTTTGATCGAGACGAGTTATGTCTTATGATGCTCGGACGTCTATTGCCCCTGTTTATGGTGAAAGATGGTACGATGTACTACGACCGAATAATCTGCCGCGACACTGACAGCCTTTTGTCTTACCGAGAACGCCAGGCGGTTGCCTACTGGGAACGAGGTACAAAAATGGCACATGCGATTACTGACAGCGTAAGCCACACCATAACCCTTATGGGTGGAATGATCGGCTTCCAATCCGGCCCTTTTCGCGAGCGGATGGGCGTAAAGTCATTCGACGAACTGCTATCACTCAGCCAGGGCATTGACTTCAGCCGTAAAGGCGCCGATCAGGATTTTCTGAACCGGTACATGTTACCGAAGGTGGCCGATAGCATAACAGAGCATTTCGTGCTGGGCCATCCTCAGACGTTCAGGGGCGATTGCCACAACTTCATTCACGACATCGATCTGAAAGAAATAGGGGTGCCGGATGAGCTTAAGGAAACGAATGGGTATGGGTTTCATATCGGGGCGAGCGGCTTTCAAACAGATGCAGTAATCAAGTTCCTGCAGAAGCATGGAAAGGACAATGAGTACTGGGAGGGGATCGAGAAACAATATCCATCTATTTTTTATTGGACATTATGAAACTACTACAACTATCAAAAGGCTACTATGCACAGGTAGATGATGAAGACTACGAGTTACTTAGTCAATGGCGCTGGTCTGCTACGAAGTGTTGTGATAAAATATATGCAAGAAGGCAGCAGAAGTATGGCAGCAAGCGCCTAAATATTTATTTGCACAGATTCTTAATGAATGTCCATCTGTGTGATAAAACAGTGTTTTGCGATCATAAAGACCGGGACACATTAAACAATCAGAAGCATAATTTGCGAATTTGTACCGCTGCTGAGAACCAAAGGAATAAATCAAAGCGGCGAACAGGGCGCATGAAATATATGGGCGTTAGGCGAAACCATAAAAGGTTTTCTGCTGCATTGACACACAATGGGAGGCATATCTATTTAGGCACATATGATACACAGGAGGAGGCGGCCCTTGCATATAATAAGAAAAAGGTTGAATTGCATGGCGAATTCGTAAACTTAAATCAGTTATGACCGACTTCATCATCATATCAACTGCCTTCGGAAAACGCTACACCGATCAACTCGACCGGTTGGAAGCGAGCGTAAGGAATATCTACCCGAATATGCCGGTGATGTTCTTCAGGAACGGAGACTTGCCAGGGAAGCCACACCGCGAAAGTCTGTACGGGTTCAAGGTGCATGCTATTCAACGGGCCCTTGATCAAGGCTATAGTAGGATTATATTCCTCGACCCTGCATGTATTCTTCAACATCTGGTAGATTATTGGTTTGATCTAAATCTGCCTGTATTGGCCGTTAAGGACGACAATAAGTTAGATAAAATGATCGGTAAGAAAGCGTTGAACTATTATGGCAACCCTGACATCACCGGGTGGCACCTGGTAGGTGGTAGTCTGTATGTTTTCGACTTTTATCGTGACGGATGTAGTAAGGTATTCTTTGATTGGCAAAAGTCTGAAGCGGACGGCATCTTCGGCAGCCAGGCCGAGCAATCATCGGAGAAGATTAATGGACATAGGAATGATGAAAGCTGCATGGCCGTCGCAATGTATAGCAATGGCATTGTACCGGTCGGCCATGATGTAGCAAGGTATAACCAGAATGAAGATTCGATCATCATTAAAAGGCACTTCAAATGATAGTAGGTAAAGGGGATATGGCGCAGACACTAATCGAGGCCGGCCTTGACCGTGACGATGTTACATTCTTCGCCAGCGGGGTAAGTAATAGCAAAGAGACAAGCCGGGCAGAGTTTATGCGCGAATACGACTTACTTGCAGAGTGTTCTAAGTGCGGGTTACACCTGGTTTACTTTTCATCCTTATCAATCTATTATTCCGATTCAGACTATGCAGCCCATAAGCGATCTATGGAATACGAGATCCAGCGACTGTTCAAAAACTTTAGCATCTTCCGAATAGGCAACATCTCATGGGGTAATAACCCCAATACGATAATAAACTACTTCAAGGCACAACATGCATCTGGCAAGACGCCTGAACTGCGCGACGAATACCGGCATGTGATATCGAAGCCTGAGTTTATATACTGGATCAAAAAAATCAACCTAAGCGCTCGTGACTTCATCAACATTCCCGGCGAATTTATTCACGTAAATGAAATATGGAGGAGGGTGCAGAATGGAGAATATTAAACAAATCAGCGACTTTTTGAAATCGAATGCTGCTTTTGAAGAACAAGCAGAAACGCACGGGCGTAGGTATTACTTTATCAAGGACGGCGAAAAGACCGCATATATCTGGTTCAAGTGGGCACTCAATGGGTGGAATATTATTATCGGTAAACAGAAGGAACGATATCATATTGATTCCGTTGACAAATTAAAAGAACTACTATCATTATGAACACACAAACAATAGCCGAACACTCGGTGGATCTCGATTTATTATCCGGCGGCATTTGCATAGATGTAGGGTGCCGAGGCTTTCAATTTAGCGAGGCGATGAGGGATTTGGGATGCAAGGTACTCGCAATGGATATCGAGCTCATGTTGCCACCCGAGGGTATTCGATTTATGGAGGCAGGTTTGCTAAATTATGATGGTTACAGTTTTTATACTAATACCAGGGATCAACAAGCAAAGCACCTCTTTGGAAAAGATGGCATCAAGTGCAAGGTGAAAACTCCGCAATCAGTATACGATCAGGCAATAAGTATGTTCGCCATTCCTGAAGTGGACATCCTTAAGATTGACATTGAAGGCAGTGAATATCTGGTTTTGTCCGATCCCAACTTTCAACCCATCCCCAAACAGATCAGTATCGAATTTCACATGCACGCGCACCGCGCCCTACACGATCAATATTATGACAAGTGCATGGAGAACCTGCTTAAGCACTACGAGCCGGTTAAGCACGAGCTGACGCAGGCGCATGGAGCGGGCTTCAACTACTGGGATTCATTATTCATAGGAAAAGATTTGTTATGAGTAGTATTAACAAAATTAGAAATGTAGAGGAACAGGAGATTGGCAATTTTAAAGATGAGGCGGTTAAAAGACTCGCTGAAGGTTATTATCAACAGATAGAAGGTGTCTTTTTGAAGGCGTTGCAGGATAAGGGCCTCCCTTCTACATCTGAATTTATACGTGACAATATCAAGAAAGTGATTATAGAAGGTGATGAATATGAACACTATTGGTATCGTTACGGACTTGATGATGCGATAAGAATTATATCAATAGGAAAGCCGACTATGCAATCAGGGCAACTGAGTGATGACTTTATTAACAATAAATACAAAATCGTACTTGAATCAAAATATTATTGAGCATGACTAAATACGCAATACTCAGCACTGACAACAATCCCGAATACTATTCGCTTCTTCCTCTGGCGTGTTATAGCTGGCAGAAGCTAGGTTATCAACCAGTGATCATATTCGCAAACGTGCCATACAATACATGGAAGATAATAATGGACGCATGTCCCGACGCTAAGAGTCACATTATTCATCCGGTAGAAGGCGTTAAAGATTCAACGTTGGCGCAACTGCAAAGGTTATTTATGGGTGTGCATGCGCCTGAACAAAACGATATAATGATCAGTGCTGACGCCGACATGGTGATCGCCTCCGACATCTTCACTCACGACGTAAGCCAGGGGCAGATTGTTTCCTATGGTTACGACCTAACTGGCCGGTCAGAGCTTCCAATTTGCTATGTTAAGGCAACAGCGGCAAAATGGCGTGAACTTATGGGCGAGTTCACCATCCCCGAAAAAGCATACAGCGACCGTTGGGAAGATTACTGGTCGGTAGATCAGCAACTACTTACTAAACGGGCGCACGAATACGGCATGGGCCGAATCTCGTTCGTTGACCGGGGCAACCAGAACAAACACGGTTTGCCGACAGGCCGGTGGGATCGCCACGATTGGGCGCATATTCCCGACACTATCATTGATGTGCATATGAAGCGCAACGACGGGGATGCTCAATACCAGGTAGCGGAAAGGCTATGGCCCGGTGAAGATCATTCGTTCATTACTAAATTCAGGGAGGCGTTAAATGGGACAGTACGGTAATTATCCGCCACCAGCACAGTATACACTAAGCCAGTTGACAATAAAGGATCAATTCGAATACGGGTTCCTAACTGAGTTCAATAATTGGTCGAACCATCGCGGGCTTTTGCTATTGGGTTTGCATCTTACAGGCGGCGATGTTATGGAGTTAGGGAGCGGCGAAGGGAGCACGCCTTACCTACGCAAGTATTGCGAAAATAACCGCCGATCGTTTCAGTCATATGATAATAACCGCGAATGGTGCATTAAAACAGGTGCTGATTATGTGTATGATTGGGGTAATGTGATCGACAGTAAGGCTAATATAAATTACGGACTCATCTTCGTCGACCATGCACCAGGTGAGCGGCGCCATCTTGATGCTATAGCGCTGTCTAATGCCGCGGATATTTTGGTACTGCATGACACCGAGGAAGGCGGTGCCGGCAACTACATGTGGGATAAGGCATGGCCGTATTTCAAATACCGCCTCAACTACAACAAGACCGGCGGCGGGGCAGGGGCAACCCTAGTGAGCAATAAGATTGACGTTAACCGGTTCCGTGGTTTATCTTTGGGGCCTTATACTTTTGATAATGATTGATCCGAACGAACTAAGACCAGGTAATAAATTATACTATCAAGGCAATGATGAAAGTGCTGACCAGATTGTTACCGTAGAGGGTTATGTTAACCCTCATGTTTATCATACATTACCATGCGGCTGTTGCTCATCATTCAATAAGGTTGAAGATTTTGATCCTATTCCCCTCACTCCCGAATGGCTGGAACAGTGCGGGTTTAAAGATCAAGGAATGTATTGGGAAAGGAAGGAGGCGCCGGCGTTCGTTTTACTCAAAGACGATAAGGGATTATATATAGGAAATCCAGTCAGAACGCATGTTCATACAGTTCACCATCTTCAGAACCTTGTCTTTGCGCTTACTGAAGGCGAAGAGCTTCAAATCAACCTACCATGACTGAAATATTAAACACATCATTTTTCGATCCAATCGCCCCATATATCAGAGAGGTACAGGCTGCAAAGAGCTTTCTGAAAATAGAATTGCCGGCTGGTCTTGTGATGGATGAAAAGGAAATTCTAAAGTATTTCAATGAGGATGTCGCTGTGCATTATACCCGAGGCGAACCAGTAATCATAACAGGGACTTTAAAAGACCCCGTGTTGTTTAATTATCTACTTGCTAAATATTATTCAACCGGACCAACATTTAACCCATGATCGATCTTAATGCAATAAACGAGTGGCAGCACCGAGACTTGGAAACGGGTTTGGTATTCCCCTGGTACGTCAAATCATTTCTCGACGAACTGGTGACGTGGGATCTATCGGGTAAGGTAGTGTTCGAGTATGGGGCCGGGGCGAGTACGGTGTGGTGGGCAAGGAAATGCAAACAAGTATTTGGCGTAGAAAGTAACGACGAATATTCGGAAGCCGTTAACAAAGAATTAGGTGGTCCCGCAATTAAGTTTGAGGCAGGGGAAAAGAACTATGTAAATAATGTATTTTACTGCGGCGTGCAATACGACATCATCATCATAGATGGCGATCCCATCGAATGGCGCGACGCCTGCGTACAGCCAGCGCTCGACTGCCTAAAACCCGGCGGCAAATTAATTATCGACAACTGGCTACAGCCCTCCGTTGGCTGGATGCCGAGTGAGGAAACGCAGCGGATAGTTACTGCATTGCCCCATATTATTTACTCACAAGATGGTCACCCTGACTGGAAAACATTAGTTGCGACTAAGCTATGACCGACCACAGATGGATAACAGCTAGCGAGCAAACCCCTAACCAGTGGGCTGAAGAACGCTGGGGGAAAGGCGAGAGAGTTAATGGACGAATACGCGTCAAGCTCGTAGACGGCCGGGAAATATTTACATGGTGGCAGGACGGCCAATGGTCGGTTGAACGGTTAAAACCACATTTAAAAGTTGAACTATGGGAAAGACCTGTGATAATAGCATGAGAAAGATACAATATACCCGCAAAGAAGTTATCGTATGGTTCGGCATTGGCGTGTGCGCTGGGATGATGGCAGCTGCAATAATTTCAATATTATGCAAATGAAAGGCCGAGAAAAGCATATTGCCCAAAAGAGAAAGGAACTCGAAAGGCTATGCAAGCAACAGATCCGGTTGATCACTAAAGCTGCGAAGATTGCAACAAAGCCATGCAAGAGACAGTCAACCGCATTGCGCCGGATTGGGCAATCGCTTGCAATTGGATTTCAGGTCAGAATGATTGAGGCGCAAAAGCAAATGATCATGGCGCAACCGATCCCAAACTACGTTCCCGGTGGAGTTGTCCCCGGCGGCATTGCAATAGTCGGTGAGTCCGGGCCCGAAACAGTGGGTGGCTTTCAAGATTGCCCAATCGGCGAGATGGTTCACGTACCTATTCAATGGCAAAATAAAAATAATGACTCAGCCACTCATCAACATCCTAATCCGCACCAGCAACCGCCCGGCCCAATTCGCCCGGTGCCTGGAATCGATAGAGAGTCAGACATATAGGAACGTAAGAGTGATTGTGGGTTACGATAGGGCCTCCGCAATTGGGTATATACCAAAGGGTGTATTAAAGATATATTTGTATGCCGATAACTCATTGCCCTACTTCTATGACATATACTGCAATTACCTTAAAGTAACAGTCAATGACGGCTGGTTCTTCTTTCTTGATGACGACGACATCCTTGTCAGCCCCACTGTATTGGAACAATTAGCCGTCCACCTCACAGAACCCGGCGCCATCATCTGTCAAATGCTGCGCAATGGGGTACCGAAGCCCCGCGACAATTACATTAAAAACCGGATCATTGCAGAGGGCAAAATCGGCCTGCCATGCATGGTATTGCATTCTAAATACAAAACATTATCGGGGTTGGATGGGGAGAAGGGGGGCGATTACCGGTACATTAAGGAGGTTACCGACCAGGTACCCACCAAATTTATCTGTCTTCCACTGGTCGATGCCGGCAGCCGCGGCCATGGTAAAATGGAACAAAATACAAAGTTTATAGAAAATTCAGAATAAATTGAAAATATATTTCTAATTTCGTATTATGCAGGAGATTAGGTGTAGCGGGATTGTTTACATAAATGGCAAACCGTCTATATGCAACAATCTAATGCTTAAGGCTGATTGCAAGGGGACTATTCAGATTGCATGTAGGAAGTGCAAGAAAGTTAATATCATTGAAATTACTCCCAATGGAAGAAGTTTGGAAGGACATAACAGGGTACGAAGGACTATATCAGGTAAGTAACCATGGTAGAGTAAGAGACAGTAAAAGGGATAAGCTAAGAAAAGTTACAATGAATTGCCGAGGTTACGCTTGGATTGCCCTCACCGAGGAAGAGAATATTCAATCATTTTCCGTTCACAGGTTAGTTGCTATTCACTTTATCCCTAATCCAGATAACCTGCCGTAGGTTAACCACAAGAACCTTAACAAGATGGATAATGTTGTTAGTAATTTGGAGTGGTGCACGCAATCTGAAAATGTAAGACATGCAGATTTAATGAGAGGAAAAGAAAGGCCAAGTAGGCCAGCCTTTGCTCTTGATAATAATCCACGAGCAAAAAGGGTTATCAATGAGGCGACGGGCCAAGTATATGATTGTGCCAAGTCCGCCGCAATTGAATTAGGAATAAAGCCTAGGTATTTTCAGCGAATGATGAGAGGGGACATTGGGAATAAGACAGGCTTTAAATATATATAGTGTTACTTAATTAAGAGCTCCAAATGTTTTAGAGGGCCAGCACTCAGCAATGGGTGACTGGCCCTTTTTCTTTTTATGCAAGTACAACGACTATTAAACGCAGGTAAGGAATTAATCAAAGGCGATTTTGATACCGCCCTGAAGTCGTTGTCGCCTTACTCCTATGATCTTGTCCCGCAAA